GTAATATCACTAGCTTGAATTGTACAAGAACTACCATTACCAACAATACTTACTGTTGGCTTAGATGCATATCCTGCACCTCCATCAGTAATCCTAATTCTATAGATTGCACCAGGAACAGCAGCTTGTTGTACATTCCATTGATATGTTGTATCATTAGTTAACAATGTTTTGACGGGAATAAATGTAGCTGTAGTAAATGTACCAATTGCTCCGCCGGTTAGCGTAAACATATACTTCCACTGATAACCGTCGGCTAATACAGCACCCATACCAGTTGAAATTACAGAAGGGCGAACGATTGAAGCTCCAGATCCAGCTTTAATACATTTATAAACGCTTAGGTCATCTGCAGTGTAAACATAGTATTGTTTAGTAGTTAATAGTTCATCTTGGTCATCGTATTCGGAATACGTTTGTCCAGAAACCCAGTTATAACGAGGGATGACATTGCTAATCTTAGCTGATGTGATAAGTTTCAGTGAAAGCATAGCGTTGCGCGCGGCATTTTCATCGTAAACGCTATCTTCAGGCAGCGGAGGATTTTGATCATCGGTCCATGGCTCGGTGCGACCGATAAACATGTAGTACTTATCAATAGGTTGAGAACCATTTCCGCCCATAGCGTTGATTAGATTCACAGCGGTTTGATAACGAAATTTTGTAGTAATGATTGCTGACATTTTATGTCCTTATGTGTACTTAACTATTTATAAGGTTAGGATATGGTTATTACAGAGCGAGGAAGGATGTTAAATGCTGCACCATTCACCGCATCTCTTATTGAAAAATCTTGGTACCTAGAATTTTTCTGAGGTATCAAGAACTTAATCTTATCTAATAATGCAAAGCTTGGACCAAACTTATTGGCGATAGACAAATAAGTTACTTGTAACCAAGACTGAGATTCTACTACTGTGGTTGTAGTTTTAATTGCAACTGGATGGATTGGATATATGTTAGCGTTTGTATCTAATATACTTCCAGGTTGAGCAAGAGGAGATTTTAACCTCTTAACATCTGCTCTACTCACCACTACAACCTTACCAAATAATGCAAATCCAGAAGGATGCAATAATTTCTTAACTGCAGCCTGCCATTGTTCGTATGGCTTTCTAGTTTTAATCACATAAGAATAATCTTGGTAATAAAAACTATCTTGTATGTAATTATAATCGGATAAAAAGCCACCTTTATTCATATAACGACTTTGATCTTCACTCCAATTACCATCGGAGAGTTTCATCAAATCTACTCGAGGATAATATAGCTCGATATCATCACCATATAATAAATTAAATAAAGCTTCAAAGGATGGGATTGAACCTTTAGATCTGTAGATGTCATTAATCTGTTTATACAGCTTGCGCTTATCTACACCAACCAAATTTCCTGGAGTGGAAGTTGCTATTTCCTTCTCGATATACTTGATAAACTTATCATCAATTAAATCAATATCTCTGTTTTCATTTAATGTATTGATGATCGTCGCAGGAGAACTGGCATCAAGCTGCATCCATTTGAAATACTCGTTCATAAACTCTATGAACTTTGTATTATCTCTTAGATGTTCAGGAAGTATAGAATCCAAAGCATATAGCTTTGGAATAGAAGGATTTAGAAGCTCAGTACTCATTTTTATCCTTGATTAAAACGACTTGTGGTCGTGTAACCAATACCAGCATTTGATCCACCAGTTGCAATCGTATCAATTGTTGGAGCTACTGTTAACATAGACATGTCTATCTCGAGAAGCTGTTCACGCTTTGGTGCAATATCGTCTGATGCTGGTATTGCCGTAAAGTAGATATATGTGTCAGGAACTGCTGATATTTGCAGAGAAGAAATAACAACCAATCCAGTATCGGCATTAATATAACCAACATCAGGGTTTGTAACAATCTTAACGTTGTTAACTATACGATACATTTGTAATATATGTGTACCACCTTCACCTTGATGAGTGTTAACATCTGTTGCAGATAATATTCTGTCTTCTATGTACTGTGTATAGCCATTATGTGTGAATCCAGTAGACTTAATTACTGGTTCAGAAGCTGAAGCTCTTGTTCCAAATATTGGTGCTGAGAATTGCATCTCGTAACGCTTCTTAACATCCAATGTAGGTGTTAAACGCTTTTGCATAGTAACACGGATTGTAGAACTCAAGATACCAGTATCAGATAAGTCAATTAATCTTAATAATTGAGAATGACGATATACTCCATCAAATTTTCTTAATTGTTCATTATTAAATGCGTCTACAACATTTGTTACGATTGACTTGAGGTCCCCAGCTGTTGAATCAGTCAAGTTAGGATTATATTTAAAGAATACTTCTAAATTTAAGTATGTGTACTGCGGATCAACCATAACTGGCATGATTGATACAACGTTTTTAGTTCTTAGGATGGTATCAACGATTTGTTGCTTTTGGATATCATTTAAAAAATCAGCTGTTCTTGGTTTAACACAAACATATGCTTTACCATAAGCTGGTACAACGTTTTCTTCTCCACCCCAAACTGTGACAGTCTCAACATCTGGGTAATTGTTAAATATAGCAGCTTTATAGTCTTCGGCTGTAACAACACGATTTTGTGCTAAGTATGATAATGGTGCATTAAATTTAATCGAGTCAATACTTTCTGGATCTGCACCACCAGTAGATTTATATAATGTAGAAACATCAACATCTGTGTATGTTGTATTTGCACCCAAACCTTGAATAGTATCAGCTAATACGAATGTGCTAGCACCATTAGCGTCTGCACCATTTGTACTCAACCATTCTAGAGTTACTATATTACCACCTTCTAAAGCTTTACCTGTTGTACCATCACCGAAATAAATTTGGTATGTTCCGTCAACTCCTTCTTGTATGAAGTAAGCCTGTGTATCGGTTTTTACAGAAGTAAAATCAGTAGCTAATGTATAAACATCTAGCTTAGACGATGCAGAGTTCTTTCTAACTTTAACGCTTAAAGATGTGATGTCAGCATTAGTATCAGGGATTTCAAAGTAATGGCCGTTGTCAAAAGAATCAACTGTATACTCAAAAGTCTTTAGAGTACCTTCACTAATCTTAACGCTTGGAAATCTATATACATTATAATTCGTTGTTGTAAATCCATCGGCTGGATTGACTACTACTTCATCTTGTGGAAATATAGTCATGCTTTCTAATGGACAGAAGTAATATTGCTTACCATTAATAGTTGTACTAAAGTTTGTACCTCTGTCAAGAGTCAATGTTACTGGCTGATCGATTGGATTGTTTACTACGATATCAACAATAGCGTATGAAGCAGATTTTGATCTTGGAATATAGCTAATCATCTTAGCAAGTGAAACAACGTTGTTTCTACGCTCAGCACTATCTAAGAACACTTCATTCATCGCCATATTGGCATTGATGGCATTATAGTGTGTATTATATGCCAATAAGTCTAGCAACACTGCCATACCAGATCCATCAAAGTCGTAATCAGAAAACTTACCTTTGTCCTGCAAGGATTTCATGTAAGTCTTCAGATTATTTCTAATCTGGAAAAAGTCTAACTCTGTAACTCTTAGGTTAGATGCCATTATCGTAATCTCTCTAAAATAATTGAAATATTGCCAACTTTCTCGCTAGCAATAAGCTGAAATGCTATTGTTACGTTATACGTGTTATTGTCCACATCATCAGATACTTGAACGCCAGTTATAGCGACTCTCGGTTCAAAGTTTTTAATAGTACGTCTTATAGCTTGTTCTATAGAATGAGTTGTGATTGGATCGGCCAACTCAAACAACAAGCCTCTTACTCCAGAACCTATTTCAGGCTGGAATGGTCGCTCTTGATAGTTTGTCAGTATCAAGTTTTGTACAGATCGTTTGATAGCTTCAATATCTTTAACTGGGTTGATATCACCAGTCATAGGATTTGGATTGAAGTTTAAGTCTAAATCTGCATATGTGTACTTTCTAGCTATTGTAGAAGCAGTACTTGCAGTAGATGAGTCTGATGGATTTTGTGAACGCATGATCTATTTATTAACCTTTGAAGATTTTATACGCATCTTCTGAACTTTTTACTGCGGTTGTATAACCATGGATCTTTGTAGGATCTTTACCAGGAGAGCCAGCATTAACGATACT